CTTTGTGAGATACTTTTACTCCAATAAATTCATCTTTAATTTTCATCTCTTAGTTGTTTTAAATCGTTTTTAATCTCTTGTATCCAATAGTGAGCAGATGTAACAGGTATTCTAAAATATTCTGCCATTGCTCTAGCTGTACTGTATCCTTTGTCAAAGTAACATTGGAACACTATCAGCTTAATCCTATCTGTTATCCTCCCTCTATATGTCTCAATCACTGCCATGTTGTTTTGATACTGCATATCATCTCGTATCTTATCGTATAAATCCGTATCATCATCCATCACTATCGGCATAGTACTATCTGTAGCTGTCACTCTCTCTTGCCTATTAGTTAGTGATGTAGACCATAGAATCTGCATCTTAATAGTATTGAGTAGATATGCTTTTACCTTACCGGGATCAGTCACCTCTATATCTATATTACACAAATAAATAAAAGAGTTATTTATTACAGCATCGGCAGATATTGTAGACTTCATTCTTACTAGAAAATAGTTAGTATATTTCCTTATCTCTTTGTAGTGAGCTGATATGTAGTTGTCAAGTATAGGTCTCATACCATTGCTTGAAATCCTTAAGCCATATCTTTCTCCTCACACTACCGCAGAAGCATTCTTTGTCAGGAGTTCCTGTAAGTCTTATCTTAATGGGCTTGAGTTTTATTAGATGAATCTTATAAGACTGTTCTTTCTCAGGCAGATTAAATACCTGTTGTATTATTACTTGCTCAGCTTCAGTAAACATTCCTGTAATATAAACGATAGTAATGCTACAATAGTTGCTTCAATAAAGGACCAGGTGCAGATTAATGTTAGCCAAAAAGATATGCATTTAATACAGCTAGCAGAGGAATGTAGATAGATTGCTAAATTGCTAAACCTAATTTTTCTAAAGATTGAGTCAATCAGTAGCTGTAATGGCTCAAAGTTTACTATAAACCATGATATTGCGATGTATGTTATTATGTTCATACGCAAAAATAACAAAGGCAGCCATAAGACTGCCATAAAGTTATTAATTATTTAGATAATTTTTCCACCATTTGAGGTAGAACTGCTCATTTACAGCCTTACCATTAGTGAATCTCCAAATGGAGCAGTAAGAGACTCCGATATCCTCAGCATAATGGCTGAGCTTATATCTTTGGGTGAGCTTAGACTTGGTCTCTTTAATCATAAAGTCCTTTAAGCTCTGTCCCTTAGAAAGGGAGATCATCTGCAGGATTATCAGGTACATGAGCAGGAGCTACTGCAGCTGCAGTTAATAGCTCAATCTTCCATAGCTCTAATGAGTTGAAATGCTTATCCTGCCATTCTCTACCTCGCAGATTGAATGATGCCTCCACCTCTTCACCTACTCTACAGCCATCTAGTAGAGCTGTTTTGTCTCCTGTAGCCTGTAGGGTGATGTATTGAGGATATTTGCCATCCTCTACTGTTATTACTACTTCTCTCTTAGAGAACTTCTCAGTAACTTGTACTGTCTCGCCTATCACTTTGATAAGTCCTTTTACTTTGTACTCATTCATATTATAGTTGTTATTAAATTATACATACCTAGTATTATCAATCCATAAATTATCAGCATTAGGATCATTGCCATTGTTTTCTCGGTCATACTACTTTGTCAGGGAATGGATTAGAAACACCATACTCTAGTATAGTTAGCTCAGTAGCATATTCAACAGCTTTCTTAGCTGCATATTTAGCACTGATGCCAGGATTGTTATGTATTAGTGCCTGCATGGCTGCAATCAAAGCAGCTTCATAGAATTGAACTCTCATGTTATTTATTATTTAATTGATTAATATACTTAACATAGTACTCAGTGCAGTGATGCAACCTTTCCTTTATCTCCTCCTCAAGCTCAATGTCTCTAGTGAAGAGTAGAGTAGTGATTCTCTTCTCAGGAGCTATATGATCTACCTGATGCAGTGATAAGTTCTCCCATTCATTGAGTAGAGATGGGTGAGTAGAGACCATGCAATAGCATAGAGTAGCATAGTTCTTATTATATAACATCATGTATGCACGAAGCTGCCACTCATAGAGTTTCTCTATACCCTCTTCAGGAGTAGCAGGGAACGTTTCTAAGGACCATGAGGTCTTTATATCTATGATTTGGTCATCTAGTACTATATCAGCCTCTCCTGTGAGCCATTCGTTATTCACCCTCTCAGTGTTCTTAGAGTAGTTGCTAAACATTACCGAGTTGAATAGAGCAATAGAATCATTCTCCTGCAGATTACCCTTATTAATGTACTTATTATTCAGCTCTACATTATAACCGTAGAAATCCTGTTTAGCTACAGCTCTAATGTAGCTCTTAGTAGTTTCAGATAGCACCTCAGACTTAGTCCGAGATGCTGTCATTAGTTTTCCGAGTGAAGATGGATGCCATTTCATAGTAGCATGAGTGCTTTAAGTTGTAAATCTGTAAGCTCAAAAGTCTCTCTTAGCTTAGGGATAGTAAACTTACCATCTTGAATAGATACTAGTGCCTCCTCAAATCTTTCTTTAGATAGTCCAGGCTTAGCTGCCTTAACAGGTACACTAGCTAGATTTGCATCATCATCAACAGATTGAAGCGAGCAAAGGCTGACCAATGTGTACCTGCGGTAGTAGGTCAAACATGATCCCATTTGCTGAGGATTAAGTCCTGCAGGTAATTCCATACATGACTCTATTAACTCATTAGAATCTATACAGATTATCTGAGTACATACTGAATTGCCTTGAATAGGCTGTAATAATAGTAAACCATTCTCTAATAGAATAGGCTCTACTGCCTCAATGATTGCATTGATGTCACTGTATGACTTTTTAAAGTGTGGATTGGTAGCATTCTTAGCTACTTTGCCGATTGACTGCTTAGCCTTGTGGAGCTTTTGGTGCAGAGTTAGTACAGGTGCTGATACTACAGCTTTTGTTTTTGTTTCCATGTGTATAAATTTAAATTATTTCAACAAAGATAGTTAATTATTTTATATCTGCAATAGATTATATGTTTTATTATTTTTTATTAAACTAATAATATAAATTGAAACATTATACTCATTAGCTAATTGCTTTCCAAGTCCATGATAATAATTTAGTAATTTAATTTTTATTTCTAAAACTTGATTTTCAGTTAATTTTCTATTAGGATTTTTTCTTCCATTGGATCTATATCCATGTAATGAATTATAAGAATAAGAACACCATTCTAAATTTAATATATCATTATTTAATGGATTTCCATCTTTGTGATTAACACATTTTTCATTATTAGGATTTTGAATAAAATGAATTGCAACAAGTCTATGAAGTAGAAAATTTTTTACTTCACCTTTTTTTGATAATCTATAAACATAATATCCCTTTACGCTAATTGATTTTTTAATTATTTTATCAATACCTGTAAATGTTCCTGTTGTATTTCTTTTTAAAGACTTTACATCACCTTTTTTGTTAATTTGATATATTCCTTCATATCCAATTATATTTTTCCAAACTTTCATAAACTAAAAACCCCATTAATCAGAGGTGGACGTCTCATCATAACAGGGATTTTTTAAATTTTTTGTTAGTAGCGTCCACTCTACTAATACAAATATACTAAATTTTACTTATAAAATCATTATACCATATTATAAAATCATCAAAATTTCTAAAAATCATATAAACTCCTCCAGCTTTTTCAATAGATTGTTGATATTGCTTTTGAACTTCGCTTTGTTTATCTTTTTGCTTCACCTCAATCTTCACTGACCTACCTCTAATGGTAGCAGATATGTCAGCAGAGCCTTTAGTACCTGTGCTAGGAGTATAAGTGCCTTTAAGTTGTCTAGTGTTCTCTCCTACCTGTATCTTTTTACCCTCTCTATATACTCCCATTGTATTGATTCTCTCAGCTTGAAAGCCTGAATAGGTTAGAAAGTGAATGATACATTTAGTCAGTGCATTGGCAGAGTTATCATTCCAATCTGATGCTGTAATGTATGGCATGGTAGGGTGCTTAAGTGTGAGGTAGTTAATCTCTAAGGCTTTGAGGAGTTGCTTGTTTTCTTTGTTCATATCAATTCAATTCTATTATAAGTTAATTTTCCGTTGTTTTTTCTCCAAGGATATTCAATAGCTATAACTTTTTTTTCTTTTATGCTATAAATTGCAAAATCAATAGGATCTAATGTAAATGAACATGCTTCATTAAAATCTATATAATTAAATGGAATTTTAATAAAATCACCCCAATGTTCTTTCTCTATTTTTATAGCAGATTCAATATGTTTTCTAAAATATTCAACTATTTTAGTTTCTGTTTCTTCTTTTGTCATATATTCATAGCTTTAATTGTTAATTCATCCCATATATCTAGCTCTTTTACCTCCTGTACAAATGACAATCTAGTACTGCCTCCATTCCTATTGGTAGAGCAGATATATCCTTTGTATTCGCAGTACTTTTTAAAGTTAATTGTGATGCTGTTCTGTGTTATGTAGTTCTTTTTATCAGGGAATGCATTGCAGAATGAATCGTATAACTGTTCTTTCACTGAGTAATAAGTATCTTCTTTTAGATCATCAAAGAAATAGTACATCTCACTGCTAATCTCATCTAATATTTTTCTAAAGTTTAGATTTATAGTAGGCATCTCAATAAGTCCAATATTAAGATATATTTGTATGCATTCCTGGCAGTAATTGTCAAAGGCTGCCCATTGATCATCATCCCAATCAACGAACAGCTCATGACCAAATAGATCTACAGGAGTAAATTTATCATTGAATGTCTTAGCCATCTCTACCTCATACTTTCTAGCATTGAAAGATGCACCATTACCTGAGATGGTATAGTTGGTAGTAATGATAATCTTAGGGCTGTTAGTTACATCTAGTTTAATAGAATCCTTACCTTTGTATTCAATAGTAATACCCTCAGTAATAACACTGAATAAGCTCTCAAAGTTGAACTTCTTTTTAACATCATCAAATACTAATATCTGACAATCAGTAGATACATTCTGATAGGGGAATTTATTTTGAAAGTCAAACAGCTTACCATCTAGGCTCTGAACTTTCTTAAGATGTCCCATTGCATTCCAAAACAATCCCTTTCCACTTCTCCCATTAGGCACATCAGAGATAGCCTCATCATTAAAGATAATAGCTTTGTTATTACTCCTATCCTTATAGCTGTGCAGTAGGTATCCGATTACAGTCTGAAATGCTTTGTACTTACTTTTATCTTTACCTGCTATGTTCCAAATGAAAGTTCTAAATTCTGACTTATGGTGATCTGTTTTCTTAAAGTCTCTATTGATGACCTGGTCTCTCCAAATAGATAGATCCATATCAGCATAAGATAGCACCTCTTTTTTATCTTTAGATACCTTTACTATGCAATTAGTATAGAATAGATATGCACTATCTTTGTCATCTTTCAATAGACTTACATTCTTACTAGTCAATATCCCTAGAAATTCTCTCTTAAAGAACTTAAGATTGCCACTCATCAGGTTATATACTCCCTCAGGCTTATCATTAGAGGTTATGTAATCTAATACAAAATCTTTAACATCTTTCTCATATACCTCATTTAAAAATATACCCTCTTTCTTAATCATTTGAAATGTTCCATTTTTCTCAGGGGAATGCTTAAAGAAATCATTGTTATCTAAGAAAGTTTTGAACTTAAAGTTGTTAAGATTGTAAGCTCCATTCTGAGTAGTGGACCAAAAGTCATCATCTACCATCTTAAACTTCTTTTTTAATGCCTCTTTAGCAGCATTCCAATCTCCATTATGCTTGACTAAAGTATAGATATTAAATGGTGAATAAGATTGCTTAGATTCAAATGGCTTTATAGCTCCTCCATCCTCACTAAATATATAGAACATATTATTTTGAAAGCCAAAAGTAGCAGAGAATCCATCTTTTATATCTTTGTTAGGTCTAGTCCAATACTCTGAGCCATCCTTTCTCTTATTGCAGAACTGCCATCCTATCCCCTTAAGCAGCTCCTTAGCCTCATCTCCATTCTCTAGGTTATATTTACCATCAGGAGTAGTATCTTTCCAGGTCTCTGCCCACTTTCTATCAGAGGTATCTTTGTGAGGTAGACTAATAGTATGATGCTGATTGTAAGATGTAATTAAATCAAAGACATTATTAATATCATCATCAAAATAGCTCAGCTTTATGTACTCCTCACCACCGATATGACTATATCCACTAGATGGATAGCAGGCACAGTACTGACCATTGCCTCTCATCTCTACCATTGTAGCTCCTGTAGGATATTTAGCAAATACTCTACCATTAAACTTCTCTTTTGATCTAAAGTAAACATGATAGCCACCTCCTGCTGTAGTGTAACAGGATAGCATCCCATCTTTAATTAGCATCTTAATAGATGGCACACTAATAAAGTCATCAAATGTATCTTTAATAGGCTCACCATTATGGCAGTCAAAGTCAATGCAGTAAAATTCACTAACTAATCCACAGGCTATCCCTATTTTCTCAGCTTTTAAGAATCTACTATCTACATCTGTAATAGTTTCATATAAAAAATTATGACCTGCCTCAAGCATTGGAGCTTTGCTGTTCCAAAGTGGTAGAGGATTCAATCCCTCTGCTATTAATTCATGTGCTACATCTATTAGATTCATAATTTATATAAAAAAGAGAGTCCCCCTAAGCGAACAGCCAAGTTGATAGGGGGATTTATACTCTCTAAGATTAAAGTCTTTGTCATTTGGCTGTTCAATTTTTACAAATGTAATAATAATTATTAATACTTTACAAAGTGTGCAATCTTTTTTTATCAACATACAACTTTGCACAGACTTTGCACACCCAAAAGTTAGCAGTACCAAGGCTTTGTGCAAAGTTGGTCTTTTTTTTTACTTTTTTTTTTTCATCCTGGTCTTATAGTATATATAGGGTAGGGGCTTTTTCTCAAAACTTTGCACAAATCAATCTAAATTACTGATAATCAATGTTATTTTATGTGCAATCTTTTGTGCAAAGTTGTAAGGACCATTTTAACATTGCACAAAAAAAGCTCCGAAGAGCTTTAAATTATTTCAGCTAGTTCTTTAGCTGTCATATATTCTTTAAATTTATGGACCTTATCATAATCCCATGGCATCTGAATCCTTACATTGATATAATTGAACTGCTCTACTGCCGAAACTTTGTATTTATCCTCATAATCATTATTAAGAGCAGTTTGAACTAATGGCTCTATCTCATGGAGATATACTTTATCCTGTTGCCTGGACCATCTCCTGTGCATTTTGATACCATGAATAACAGTAGCATGATGTCTATTCATCATCCTACCTATTTCACTAAGTGACAAGTTACATTTATTCAGCCTGTACATTATATAGTATCTTTTATAGACATATGCTCTATTTCTAGAGTTATTATCTAGCTGATACTTTTTGATTTGTTCTTTTAAAAAATCTATTTCTTTCATTGTTCTGAGTTTTTATATAAATAATTATAGTACTCTTTACCTAATTTTAAAGTATCCATAGCACCATCTCCAAATGCCTCCACTATCTGATCTCTCTCCATTTCTTTGGCTTGTTGAAAAATATCACTTGTTATTCTATCAATAAATAACTTTCCATTCGAATCTTTATTCCAACTTAATTTTTCTGAACATAATTGCTCAAATAACCATTCTACTGCTGTCTTTTTCATTGTTCTGAGTTTTTAAATGATTTATTATAGTACTGTTCAAATTCATAAGGACATCCATTATAGATTTGACCTAGATTATAAAAATATTTCATTTGATTAGTCTCCTCCTCCAAATACTTATGAAAGTGATTGACAAATTCTCTACCCTCTACTGAGTGCATATTGAATAGATGGGGCTGTAACTTCTCTAAGTCACTAAACACCTGCTGTACTGCTGTCATAATAATTTAGTTTGAGTTACTGACTTAAATAGATCTGATTGAGATTCTAATACTCCTGTAGCATTAATGAAATCAATCTCTACCTTAGCAGATTGGATTAGAGTTCCTGCGAGCTGAGATATTGCCTTAGCTTTATCTACCTCTACATTTACCTGGTCTGTTGTTAATGTTTCATCGCTCAATCTCTCGAGAGCCATAAAGATGTGATCTCTTAAATCACTTAATTTGTTTTGTGCCATTGTTATTTATTTTTTTTATTAGTTTACATTTTAATCTCATCACCTGCTGAAGCTCTTTAGGCAATCTTTGTATGGTATTTCTAGCCATGTTCTCCTTTTTAGTAATCATTAGCAGATTATCAATATCATTATTCAGATAATTACCATCTTTATACACTACCACCATCCCCTTAGGAATTGGTCCATTATGCTGTTCCCAAGTGTACCTGTTTAGCTGTTCCCAATGTGAATCTGCTATCTTAATATACAGGTACATCTTACCTCCTGTATCCTTTCTCTGATGGATAGTTCCAACAGGCTGAGTATTTACAGGCTTAGCACCTTTTTTAAACATAGTATGAGCCACTTTCTGATATACTTCTGTGGACATTTTTTGTCCTTTGTTAGCAGGTGCATGACCTTTCTGAAATTGAGTAGCTTTACCACCTAGATATCCTGGAGGATATTGAGTAGACCTTAAGTATACAGGATCTTTCTTAATTCCCATAGCAAAAGCTCTATTATACACTGATGACTCACTAAGTCCTAAGTCATCTGCTATCTTTTTAGTAGGCTCAAATGGATACCGTTCTCTTATGATATCATTCATACCTCTTCAATTAATAGAATTAGATCATCATTCTTTTGTATGAGCTGCTTAACATGATCAGCATCATATGCCTCTACTATCCTGGTCACTAACTTCACAGGACCATTCCAATAGTCAAAGGTCTTGAATACTACTTTATATATCTTCATTGTCATTATTTTTTATTGGCACATCTAAGCCATACATTAAATCAAACATTGCAAAATCTCTGTTAGCATTTCTCTTACTACCCTCATAATTTTGAAAGTACCACTCTCTGAATCTTAGGTATTTTTGGTGAGTGTAATCACCATTAGCTATAGCATCCTGGACCTTAATAGCAAGCTGTGTGAACTCAGTCATTGGATTTATTGTTTATGATTTGTAAATACCTGAGGTAAAGAGGCAGATTAAATCCACCCCTTATCTCTTCTGCTGTTCTCCTGCTAGTCCAATACTTTATAATTGCGTTGATTGTCATAGCTTAGATTTAAGTAGGTTAAGATTTGCATCACTTAGAATAAACAGGGACATATTTTCATCATCAGTCTCTGTAGCATTGTAGGTAAATGGCTCAATAGTGCCTGCTATATATACATCACTATCATAGTCAGTAGTCCAATTAGAAAAATAAGTATTGTCTCTTTTGAATAGGTTTATAAAATTCATAATATAAGTTCTAAAAAAGTGAATAAAAATAAGATTGATAATGTTACAGATGTTACTATAATAAATGCCTTAGCAATAGCTATCTGCTCTTCTCCTACAGGAGTAAAGTATTTAATTAGTCTCTTCATTGTATTATCTTTTAAATTGGTTAAATAAATTCTCAATTTCCTGTAACTGTTCTTTGTTCAAAAATGTAGTTAAGGTCTGAATAATTAAATGCAGTTGATTTGTATTTAGTTTGTCCTCCTGCTGTTGTACTTCTAAATAATCTAAGATTTCATTAAATGTTTTCATGTGTAAAAGTTTTAATTGTTGATAACTATACGCCAAAGATAGTATAAAGTTTTATAACTGCAATAAAATAATGTAATTTATATTCATTCTAAATAAGAATAGGTCGCAATTTGCGACTGCAACCGCATAATATTATAATAATTTAGGGCTATAACCTTAAGAATATCATGTAATTTCAAAGTATTACCTTAGAATTACATAGTTAATCGGAATTATTCCTATTATGTAAAGCATATCTTACACAAAAAAAAGCAGCTGCGTGCTGGGGAGCTTACAACTGCTTTCTACACTATGGAAACAAGTGCTAAGTTAATGTTTATATTTGAATTTCAAAAATTCTGTGTAAGTTTTATTATTTATTTTAAAATGTTTTCTACAATCATTGCATAACATCCAATGATGGATAGTACCTCCTGCAGTCACTACCTGTTTATTATACCTTACATTATAGTTAGTGCATTCAGGACAGCAGAATTTATCATCTCCCTCCATTACAGCATAATGAGTAGATGGAGCTGCATAAGAATTGAGTTTATTGAAGACAGCTTCTAGGACAGTAACATCCATCTTACAATACTCTACCATCTTATCCATAGCTTTCTGA